TTTTTGCTATACCTTCATTAACAGTTAATAAATATCCTCAAATTGAAAAACAAGCTATAAAATGGCGTAATAATCATTATACCATAAAGGGCACATCTTATGAAATGTTTTTAAGAGCAGAAGGTAAAGAAGTAGCAGACAAATTATATCCCCAATTTAAAACTGTAGTAGATAAAATAACAGGAGAAATTAAAGACAGAACGACAACAAAAGCAAGTGATAAGAGAACAGAAGATATAATTAAAACGATTAATAAACTAATTGATAAAAAAGGATATGCGACAGAAAAAGAGATTATTAAAGCACTAACTAAAAAATATGGTAAAACAACAATAGAAACACAAATAAAAAGGTCTTTACCACAAATTTTAGAAGAAAATAACTTAAAAAGAGTTAAAGCTAATAAAGAATTAAAAGAAAGATTAAAAATCAGGTCAAAAGGGTATCCAATGGTGATTATTAAGGATACCCTTTAAATTTTCTCTTTTTTGGAGGTGAAAATATGCCAAAGCTTAAAAAAACATCAAAAAATGTAAATCCATTATGGGAAGCACTCAAAAAATTTAAAAATGGAGAGCATACAAGAATAAAATATCACTATTTTTTATGGAAAAATAAAATTTTTTACTCATACAGAGGGGAAGAAAATTACGATATTTCAGAAGAAGAATTTATCAAGAAGTTTTTAGATGGTAGCAGGGTAAAATATAGAAACCTTGAAAGATGGTCAGAATCAGAAGAATATCAAAAATTACTTTTGTTGTACAAGAAACAAAACCTAATAAAAGATTTAATAAGCGTATATGACGCAATCCTTGAAAAATCACTAAATGGCGATAATGCAGCAGTTAAAACGTTAATTTCATTACAGCAGGAAATAGATAGGTTGTATAAAGAAATTAGCGATGAGAAGCCAAAACAGGAGGAAGAAGAACAAGAAGATGATGGACTAATCATTGAGTAGGTGGTGACAACATGGCAAAAAAGAACTTAACAACAGAAGAAAAATTGCAAATAATTAACAGTGATCCAATTTTATGGCTTAAAAATTTTGTAAAAATTGTAAATAATCAAGGTGAATTAGTACCATTTATCCTAAATGAGGAACAGGAACATTTTGTAAGAAATATGGGTAAGTACAACATTATTCTAAAAGCGAGACAAATAGGATTTACGACTTTGTCTTTAGGATTAATGCTTTATTACGCTTGCACAAAGCCGAATACTCATTATTTAATGTTATCTTATGATACAGTCAGTACACAAAACATATTCAATCGTTTAAAAGATATGTATGAAACCATACCCGACAAATATAAAGTTCCACAAAAGAGAATGAATAAATTAGAATTACTACTACAAAATGGAAGTAGAATATCAGTTAAAACTGCAAGTGTGAAAGAATTAGGAAGGTCTTTTTCATTACAAATGATACATTGTAGTGAATTCGCATTTTGGCCAGCAGAACAGCAGGAAAGAGGGCTTATTGCATTAGAGCAAGCGCTTTTAAAAAATGAGGACAGCAAAATTATTATTGAAAGCACAGCAAATGGCATAGGTAATAATTTTTATAAAATTTTCACAGATGCACAAAAAGGCAAAAGTAAATATAAAGCATTCTTTTATTCTTGGTTAGGTGATGGAGCTAAAAAACAATTCAAAAGCGAGTACAAAATAGCGGAAGAATGGTATAGAAGTCAAAATCATGGGAGAAGACAATCAAGCGATGATTTATTACCTGAAGAAAAGAAATTAAGAGAATTAGGAGCAACTTATTTGCAACTGATGTGGAGAAGGTGGAAACTACAGGATATGAGTATTGAAGATTTTCAACAAGAATATCCTTCAATTCCTGAAGAAGCTTTTATAACTACAGATGTAGGAGTATTTGACGCAAAAATTATTACAGAACGCTATTCTTCATTATTAGAACCACTGAAATTAAGTGAATTAGAAAAAGAATTACCTAATTCACTAATTCCATACTTTGGAAAAGGATTATACATCTATAAAAACGTGAAGAAAAATGAACGCTATTATGCAGGTATTGACACCAGCGGAGGGCTTAAAAATGATTATAGTGCTATTTCTATCTTAAATACTGAAGGTGAGCAAGTAGCAGTATTTTATAGGAATGACATACCAATTTATAAATTCACTCAAATTGCTTATGGTTTAGGAATGTATTTCAATTACGCTATGTATTTGATAGAACGCAACAGTTATGGATTGGATTTAATACAGCGCTTAAGAAAAGAGATGGGATATTTACAAGTGCTAAAAACTAAAACATGGGACAATGCAACAGGAAAAAAGAAATGGGAATTTGGATGGACCACTTCAAGGGTAAATAAAGTAAAGATGATAAATGACCTTAAAGAAGTTTTTGAATTAGGACTAATCTTAATTAATGACAAAGAAACGCTTGACGAAATGAAAACTTTTGTGGAAATTGATGGAAAACTTGAGAATGAAAAAAGACAATATCATGATGACCTTGTAATTGCTTTAGCTTTAGCAGTGCAATGTATGAAAAGTGGTAGATGGTACATCTAAAACGCTTAATTTTGACTTATAAACGATTTTAAATATAGGGGGTATAGTTTTATATGGCTAAAATAAAAAAAGACGCTATAAAGCTTGATGAGACGCTTGTAGAATTAAAATTTTGGCTGAAAGGGTATAGAGAGCCGATTATTATTTACACGACAGCTACACAATCATGCGATTTTGTGGATTTTGTCTATCAGAACAGAGCGGTAGTTAGAACTAAAAGCGATAAAGAAAAATTTGAGAAAAAATTTTATATTTTTGACGACTATAAACGTAAAGAAACGGTATTGATTTCGCTTGATGATATAAAAGCGATGTCAATACCTTTTTTCATTGATGAAGGAGAAGAATATAATTTCAAAATTTTAGAAACAAAATAATTCACTTACCCTTAAAAATGAGGGCTACTTAAATTAAAAAATCAAAGGAGGTTTTAGTTTATGACCTTGCAAGAATATATTAATTATTTCTATGGAGGGAAACCTTATTGGTTTTTAGAAGAAATTACTAATCATTGGCATGTAAAAAGAATTAGCGACGTTTTAAGTGTAAAACAATATCTTGATGGAAAACACAAGATACTTGATAGACCCGATGAAGTTTTTAATGGTAGAACGATTGAGACAAAAAAAATAATTTTAAGTTATGCTAAAACAATAATAAACTTTCAAACAAGCTTTTTACTAAAAAATCCTGTAACCTTGACTTGTCCAGATAGTAAAACATTGGATGTTTTTAAAAACATTTATGAAAAAGGCAATTATGATTTGGTAGATTATAAAATATTACAAAACATGGTAAAGTATGGTGAAACCTATGAATATATTTATTTGGATAAAAATGGTATAATAAAATCTAAAATAATAGATAGTGCGGATGGATACCCGATTTATGACGATGAGATGAATTATTTGGGCTTTATTGAATACTATAACATAAATGGAATATCTTATTATATCATTTTTACCGATGATACAGTTACCAGCTATAGCGACATAGGAGGAGAATTACACAAAACAGGGCAGTATAAAAATTTATCAGGATTACCGATTGTTTATAGAATACCTTCAGAAACAGACCCATTAACAGGCAGGAGCGATTTATTAGATTATATTGATATATTGGATAGCATGGAGGATTTAATAAGCAAATATTTTGACGCATTTTACAAGTATATAACAGGTATTCCAGTGGTAAAAGGTATGAAATTGGCTATCGATAAACAAGGCAATGGAGCAATAGATAAAAACGTTGTAGGATATGCTTTACAACTTGATGAGGGAGCAGATTTTGAATTTGTACAAAACAAGACAGATATCCAAAGTTTTAAGGTATTATTTAACACGTTAAAACAATCACTGCTTGATATTTCATGTACTCCAGCAGTGGCAATTAACAGCACAGATATAAGCAATTTGAGTGAAGTAGCAATAAAAATGCTTTATTCTATGGCAGAGATTAAGGGCAGTATGAACGCAAATTATCTAAAGGAAGGATTTTATCAACGATGGGCACAAATGCAGAAAATATTAAAAACGCAGAATATTAACGTTGATATAAGCGGATTAGATTGTACATTTAAGATGAATATACCACAAAATAGCAAGGACATTGTAGATGACTTGAAGAAGCTTAAAGAAATAGGTGGTATATCATTACCGACATTGTTAGCAAACAATCCTTACGTATTTGACGTTGCAACCGAATTAAAGAATTTGGAGAATACACAAAATGTAGTAGATGATGAAAATAAATAACACAAGATATGGTAGATGTTTAGTTATGCGGGACGCAAATAGTCCCGCTTTATCGTGTTAAAGTTGTTAATTCTGATTGGTTTAGTAGGAATTAGTATTAATTGAAAATAATTATTAATTGAGAATCATTATCAATAAGAGATTTGGTCGAAAAATTTCGGCGTGTTATGATTTGTTATAATCGTGCTACTTTTTAAAAATGATATTTTTTTATGCAACAAGGGAGGATATAGTATAATTT